CGTGGCCGACGCTCAGAACGTCCGCTGGCGCGATGACGGCGTGGCCCCGACCGCGAGCATTGGAATGCCGCTGGCCAAAGGCGTAACGCTGCAATACGACGGCGACCTGTCCAAGATCCGATTCATCGAAGAAGTCGGCGGGGCAGTCCTCAACATCTCTTACTACGTCTGAGGCCGACATGCCGACCACATTCAACGACGCGGCTCCGGTGGATTACGTAAAGTATTTCACCGACCAACTGCCGCAAGATCTGGCAAAGCTGGCGGCGCTGCGCGACGAATTGGCGTTGCGGCAGGGCAACATTGACGCGGTCAAGAAGACCGCCGAGATGAAAGAGCAAGCGAAGAAGGAACTGGACGAGGCGAAGGCCGATGCCGCGCAACTGAAGGCCGAAGCCAAGGCCGATGCAGCCGATGCGTCCGCCAAGAAAAAGGCGCAGGACGCCCGCGAGAAGGATCTCACTGCTCGCGCCGCCGAACTGGACAAGCAGGCCGCTGCGCAGGCTACTGCCGCCGCGCAGAAAGACAAAGTGCTGGCCGACCGCGAAGCGGCGCTAACCAAGCAGACTGCGGATTTGCAGGCTCTGCAACAGAAACTCGACCGCGACCGTGCGGACCTCGACGCCCGAGTAAAGGCGTTCCAGGCGAAGGTAGCGGCACTGACAGTTTGACCGCACTGGTCCGGTAGGCCAGGGATTCTCAGGAATCAAGATGTCCGAAGAAATGGAAGTGCCAGCGGCGGAAGCCGTGCCAGAACAGGACGTAACGGCTGCGCCTGTTGCTGATGAAGTTGCGCCGGAAGAACATGCGGCTGAGACGGCTAAGACCTTCACTCAAGAAGAACTCGATGCCATCGTAGCCAAACGACTTGCAAGAGAGCAGCGAAAGTGGGAGCGCCAGCAGACGCAGCGGCCCGCCGCCGCCCCTGTTGAAGTGCCGCCCGCAGACGAATTCCCGTCTGTGGAAGCCTACGCGGAAGCGTTGGCAACGAAGAAGGCTCAAGAGCTTCTTCAGCAACAGGAAGCGGAACGGCAGCGTCTGGCTCTGCTGGATGCCTATCACGAACGGGAAGAAAAAGCGCGGGAGCGGTACGACGACTTTGAACAGGTCGTCTACAACACCCGTCTGCCCATCTCTAACGTGATGGCTGAGACGATTCAGTCGTCGGACATTGGCCCCGAGATCGCATATCACCTCGGCTCCAATCCGAAAGAGGCTGAGCGCATCTCCAAACTCTCGCCGCTGTTGCAGGCTCGGGAGATCGGCAAGATTGAAGCCAAACTGGCTGACAATCCCCCGGTCAAGAAGACAACGAACGCGCCCCCGCCGATTGCGCCTGTCAGCGCACGGGCGAGCGGTGCTCCGGCTTACGACACCACGGACCCTCGTTCGCTGAAAACGCTGACGACGAGCCAGTGGATCGAGCAGGAGCGCCAACGCCAGATCAAGGCGTGGGAAGCCAAACAGCGAACGCGCTAACCCTTTGAAAGGAAAGAAAACGTGTCGAATTCATTGCTCACAATCGACATGATTACGAGGAAGGCTCTGGAGATTCTGGAGAACAACCTCGTAATCACCCGCAACGTCAACCGCGCTTACGATGACAGCTTCGCCATCGAAGGCGCCAAGATCGGCTCCAGCCTGCGTATCCGCCTGCCGGACCGCTCTCTGGTGACTGACGGTGCCGCCCTGCAAGTGCAGGACGTCAGCCAGCAGCAGGTCACCCTGACCGTGGACAGCCAGAAGCACATCGGCGTGAACTTCACGACCGCTGAGCTTACGATGTCCCTCGACGACTTCGCCGACCGAGTGCTCAAGCCGAGGATCTCTCAGCTTGCGTCCAGCATCGACGCTGACGTCGCCAACGCCTACAAGAACATCTTTAACTCGGTCGGCACCCCGGGCACCACACCCGCGACCTCGCTGGTCCTGCTCCAGGCCCAGCAAAAGATGAACGAAGCGGCGGCGGTTGCCAGCCCCCGTTACCTGACCGTCAACCCGGCTGCGAACGCCGGTCTGGTGGAAGGCATGAAGGGCCTGTTCAACCCGGTCAGCACCATCTCCCGTCAGTTCAAGTCGGGTCTGATGGGCGAAGGCATCCTCGGCTTCGAGGAGCTGGCCATGTCGCAGTCGATGAAGGTCCACACCACGGGCGACTGGGGTACGGCCATTGAAGTTGACGGCGCCCCGACCGCGCAGGGCACGTCCCAACTGGCCATCACCTTTACGGGTTCTTCAAAGACCTGGAAAGTGGGCGACGTGTTTACCATGCAGAGCGTCTTCGCCGTTAACCCGCAGACCCGCGAATCCACCGGCTCGCTTCAGCAGTTCGTGGTGACCGAGGATCTGACGGGTTCTTCAAGTGGCACCCTGAAGTTTGCTCCGGCGCTGTACACGGCTACGCATCCGCTGGCTACCGTTGACGCCTTCCCGGCTAACGATGCTGACATCACGATGCTTGGCTCGGCTGCGTCGCAGTATCCGCAGAACATGGCCTATCACCGCGACGCCATCACGTTCGCCACCGCTGACCTTATCATGCCGCAAGGCGTGGATATGTCCTCGCGGCAGGTCCACAACGGCATCTCCATGCGGATCGTTCGTCAGTACGACATCAACAATGACCGCCTGCCGTGCCGGATTGACGTTTTGTATGGCTACAAGGTGATCCGTCCTGAGATGGCTGTGCGTGTCTGGGGCTAACCGCTTAGGGGGCTTCGGCCCCCTTCATCTATTTCTGTGAGGAATACACCATGGCACTTCCCAATGGCGGCGGCGGTTATCAGGTCGGCGACGGCAACCTGGACGAACCGCTTATCGACACCATTCCCGCGCCGGTTACGGCGACCACCACCACTACTTTCACCGCCGCGCAACTGCTCAACGGCCTGATGCTGCTGAACAACGGCATTACCGCCAACGTGGCGTACACGTTGCCGACGGTGGCGCAACTGGAAGCGGACCTCACCAACTCTGACAAGGTTGGTACGTCGTTCACTTTCCGTGTCGTCAACCTCGGCACATCTTCTGGCACCGCGACCATCACCACCAACACCGGCTGGACCATTACCGGCTCGCTGACCATGACCATTCCGGTCACGACCGGCGTAACGCTGGTGGCTCGCAAGACTGGCCCCGGCGCGTGGGTGCTGTACCGGGTGGCCTAACAGGAGCGCATCATGCCCAACACCAAGCCAATAGGCGTTGCTTACGCCGATCCGGGGGTGGAAAGCATCGTCTCTACGGGTGCGGTTCAGGCTTTCTCGGGCACCGCCGTGCCCGCAGGCGGCACGACCGGCGCGGGCTTTACGCTGTCCAGCACGACGAACCTCGGCATCTTTTTTGGTTCCGGGGCTCCGACGCTGTCGGCTGCGCAAGGCTCGCTGTACATCCGCACGGACGGTTCTTCCACTTCCACTCGCCTGTATGTGAACACGACCGGGTCTACTACGTGGACCAACGTGACCACCGCAGCGTAACGGACAGGGGGCTTCGGCCCCCTGCTTTATCATGCATGTGATCTACCTCAAGCACTCGACGCACGGCACGAAGATCGCCATTGCCGAGGCGGAAGCGGAAGCAGATGAGAAAAACGGCTGGGAGCGGTATACTCCCGGCGAAGAAGTTGCGCCTAACGAGCTTGTCGTGGCGCGGCGTGGCCGACCGAGGGTGACCAATGAGCACGACCGCCGGGGACCAGATTAACGCGGCGCTGCGCCTGATTGGGCAACTAGCCGAAGGCGAGGTGCCCTCCGCTGCGACGACACAAGACGCTCTCGCGGCGATGCAGCAGATGATCGATAGCTGGAACCTTGAACGGCTAGCGGTCTATGCCACGCAAGACCAAGTCTTCACTTGGCCGCAAGGCGTGGCGACACGCACACTCGGCCCCACGGGCAATTTTGTAGGTGGGCGCCCCGTGAAGCTCGACGACGCCACCTACTTCCGCGATCCGGCGAATGGTTTGAGCTACGGCATCAAGATCATCAACCAGCAGCAGTACAACGGCATCGCGCTCAAAACGGTTACGGCAACCTACCCGCAGGTCATATGGCCGAACTTCACGAATCCCGACATCGAGATGACCATCTACCCGGTGGCTACAAGGCCGTTGGAGTGGCATTTCGTGTCCGTGGAGCCGCTGACCCAGCCTGTCAACGCAGCGACGACGCTAGCCTTCCCGCCAGGG